CGTCTTGCCCGTACCAGATTCGGTACTAGCGCAGTGGTATGTCATCCCGTAGATGCCTGTAAAGCGCATGAATGGTGCGCCAGCACCGGCAAGGATTACGGCTATGTGCCCCCACATCTTCTTGGCGATCAACATATTCATGAAGTCGCGCCAAGCCTCTATGGTTCCCTTGGGTTCGGTGTTTACTGTGATGTTCTCAAGCCCCGGCATCGGGACTTTGACTGGAGGTTTGCCCTTGCTAAAGATACGACCCGCGTACACGTACGTGTTGTCGGCCTGCCATCCGTAGCTGTCGGGAACCTTGATCGCTGGTTTGTTTGTGCTAGCTTCTTCCACACATGCCCTTATATATTCAGATAGGTTTTTATCGTTGCCTTGACCGAAGGCCGCCACAATGTTTTGGCTAGCCAAAGCTTTTACTGTTTCGTCTTTGCTAACCACCGCCCTTTGAGGCATGGTTATGTTCACTGCACCATCAGGCTTGAGCGCTATCAGGTGTACTGTGTGATCCCCGTTGCTGTTGAGGATGTCAACAACAAACAGTTCGTAAGGTAGCAACATGACCTGCTTCTTGGACTTGGCGCCATCATCGTCTTCTACTGTGCGCTCCATGAACGTGCCGCCGTTGGCTCCATAGGAGTAGCCGCGTGGCGGTGTTGGGCGCATGACCTTGATGACTTCTTTCTCCGTGACGGGACTGTCACTCGAAAGCTTCACCTCGATTTCTTTCTCCTCGACCTCAACCGCCAACTCACGACCTAGGATCAGTGGGTTGGTGATCTTGCCCCAATGCGCGCATGTTGGGCACACGCCGGGGTTCTCGCTATCCATCTTGATACAGGGATAGGGGCCTTTGATACTCTGAAGCTTTTGGTTCATGCGCTCAGGCTCATATGGGTGCATCTTGCTCAGCCACACCGCCGCCTTGTTGCCGTCCTCACAGACCTTAGTCCATGACAACAAGCCGCGCCAGATCGGCTCCATGCCTTCTTCGGTTGCGTGTTCAACGTAGTGCGCAAGCTGGCCGCACCCCCTTGAATTTTGCGTAGCCAACCAAATTGGTTTGAACTTGGTGATGCTGTTTTCAAAGAGTTTGACACTGGTCGCGGATGGAGCAGAAGCCCCAGACGGACGGGTTCCAGCCAAGTCTAGCTTGGGCGCAGCTTGCGTCTCATACACAGACCCCACCAACTTGTTCCTGATGTGCTCGGCAAGCATGTCAAACTCAAAGGTGTCACCGTCAGACAGTATGCGCACGGGGCGCGGTGTCGCGTATTTCTTCTTGAAGTTGGTGGTGTCAGGCACACGCAGTACTCGGGCGGCATCAGCCGTCACAGTCATGTCGATAGCTAAGCCTTCCTGTTTGCACAGGCGCTTGAAGTTCTCAGCAACAGGTTTCCATGCGTCGATAGGCACAGCCTCGGTCAAAGGCCAGTAGCAGTGCAAACCACCACCAGACGCTACGACATAGGGCGTACCAAAAGCATGAAGTCCTGTATTCTCCAAGAACGCGTGAAGTGCAAGCGCGGCATCTTTCTTTGAAACGTAGCCATCCATGTCGATGAACAGGGACTTCACGTACCTAGCGTTTACGGCCAGACGATTGTCCTCGTCGCCGAATGTAGCCAAGGCAAAGTAAATGTCGAACTTGCTGTCATGCCAACGTTTGATTGGCGCGGTGGTCTCTTCCAGAGTATGCACGAAGGCATGCTCCTTCTTTGTAAGTTCTGCTACGCAATACCGACCAAATTCTGGCGGCGGCAGAACGACCGCTAAAAACTCAAGCGGAGTCATTGAGTTCCTTGCGGTTTAGAAAAGGTCGAGTTGGCGTGGGTCTGTGCTTACTGGGCGCTCCATGATTGGGTAACCCGCAATTCGACTGAGCAGTTCCATTTGCCAGTTCTTTGGCAAGCCTTCGGGCTTGTGTACAAAGTCTTCAGCAAACCGAATCAGTTCTTGCGTGGTGAGGGATCTAGGTTGTATTCCGTGCATATTTTTCTCCATGCCTCATCTGCCGTGCGTGAGGTCTTCATTATGTGAGTTAAGAATTCGACGCGATTACGATAGGCCACAAACACTTCCGTGCCTGTAAACCAGTTGTAAACAGTCTGTCGAGAGACGCCAAGCGCATAGGCAATCTTCGTGACCGGAAAGTCAAGATGTATCGCCCAACGCCCAAGCTGGTTGCCCAGAGACTTGGGTGTCTTTGCTACTTCGTCAATGATTTTTTGTGAGTAGGCCATGTATATAGGTGGGGGTACTAACTGCTCGTCCGCAAGCTAAAAAAGCCTTTGCACAGCGTTCCCCCCGATTCAGTTACTCATCGTCCCAATCAGCAACGATGTCGGCCAGCTTGCCCTTCTTAGCTGGAACGGATTCAACCTTGGGTGCGGTTTTACGCACTTCTGGTTCTTCTTCAGCTTCGGCTTCAACAGCCTTGGCTTTCTTGGGCTTAGCCGCTTTGACTTCGGCCATAGCTTCGGCTTCGTCTTCATCAAGCAAGTCACCAAGAGTCTTAGCCGCAGGGCGCTTACCTTCAATAGCCAACGGTGCAGGGGCTACCACGCCATCAGCGGCGGCAGGAGTAACAGACACAGCCTTCTCAGCATCCTTGGACAGAGCTTGCTCTTGGGCAATCAGATACTCTGAGTCAGTCAACCAACGCACAGGGGCGAAGATCAGCTTGGGAGACTCAGCCTTGGTGTCGAACTTCATGCGCGTCACGATAGCGTCCAAGTTAACTGGTGGAGTTTGAGCCGCCATGTAGCGAGCGTATGCTTGCAGTGGGCGCTTCTCGCCTTCTTCCTTGCCAAAGATAGATGTGGCAGGCAGAGTCACTTGCAACACGTCGCCTTCAGGGTTGTTAGCCAAGACCACAGCCAAACGCTGTTGGTAACGGCACGCACGGCTTTGACCATTGCCTGACCCAGCGATGTTCTGTGGGCAAGCGGCGCAGCTTGACGCTTGCTTGTTACGTACGCCTGCATCGGGCTTGTCACCATCAGCAGATGTGCAGTCAGGGGCGGCTGCAGCCGCGTCTTTGTCATACGATCCTGCGTAAAAAATACGGCTGACCTTGGGGGCAGCTTTAACCACGATCACATCCAAGTGGCGGTCTTCGATGGATGCCACTTCCTTGCCGCCTGCAAGCAGACGAAACACGCCACCCTTGATGGAGACGCGCTTCATGCCACTGCTGGTGTTAACGCCACCGGCCAAAGCCAAGGTAGTTGCGGAAAGCTCAGCGTTCTTAGCGAAAGCTGGCACGTTTGAGGGGTTGAACATTGCAATATTGCTCATTTTGATTTCCGATTAAGTTGGTTTGCGTACAGAGATGTCGAACTCAGATGTTGAGTTCAGACCGGGCGGTACGACCCCGGGGTTTTCTTCCAAGAACTGAGCCATGTTGGACTGCGCAATACGCTTCTCAAAAAGCTCTAGGGCGTGGTTGTCAATCACAAACTGTTTGAACGAGTCCCAGTCCTGTGTGTAGTAGCGAGTCTTCACGGACATGACTGCCGTGCCCTCGGTAGTGCGAACTGATGTGACGCCCATCGCCTTCATCTGTTCCTTGATCGCGTTCTTGATCTCGTCCTGTTGCGCCTTGAGTACTTCAGCTTGTGTGTCGTACGCTTGGGTCAGTTCGGTCATACGTGTACGTAGCTTGCGGTAAATTTTTACCAGCTTGTCTAACGGTACTGTTTCTTCTTCCATTGCTTCTCCTGTTAATTATTTGTCTAAGGTTGGACAGTTTACATGTAATTTCTAGCGTTGCAAGCCCCTTTCAAGATTTAATTTCAGTTTCGAACATGTCGGTCAGTAGTAAGTTATCACTAACTTTCCCTGCCAACGCATTAAACATCTTCTTCTCAATCGCGCTACCCTGAATGTGAATCACGGTAACTTTGTCTGAGTCCTGCCCCTTGCGGTCAGCACGGGCACAACACTGGATGTACTGCTCTACGCTCATGAGTGGCCCATAGAACACCACAGTGTCAGCGGCAGTCAGCGTGATGCCGTGAGCAGACGCCGCAGGTTGCATGACCAATACCCTAGGGTTAGCCTCAGTCTGAAAACGATTGATAGTTTGCCCACGCTTAGGGGGACTTATGTCTCCGTGGATGCACTCATTGACAATACCCTTCTTCGTGAGGTATGTGCTGATGGTGTCGATGGTGCTACGGAACAAGGCGAAGATGATGACCTTGCGATCTGTCTCGTCCAGTATCTCCTCCAGTACCGCAAGCCTAGGCGCAGAATCAAACTCCACAACTTCCTTGTCGTCTGTGTATGCCGCACCACAACTAATCTGCAATAGCTTGGATACGCCAGCGGCGGCATTGACTGCCGTTATGGTTTCCCCTGCGGTCTGCACAAGCATGCGCTCTTTCAAAAGGTTGTAGTACTTGGCCTGCTGCGGTGTTAAAGCTACCTCTCGCGTCATGGTTATTACTGGAGGTAAATCTAAACACGCTTCTTTTGTGAAGCGTATTGCTGGCTGTAGCGCTTCATACACCTTGTCCTTGGCATCAAGCTTGGGCGCCCATTTGAACATCGTTACCTTGTTCATGACCTGATCGCGCCATGCTGTAAAGAACTTGGGCACACCTTCTGGATTGACTAGCTTAGCCAAGCCATACGCATCTACAGGTGACTGAGATGCCGGCGTTCCTGTCATCATCCACAGGTAGGTGTTGGGAGTCAGGATGGAGTTGAGCGCTTTCCATCTGCGTGTGGTGATCGTCTTGTATGCGTTGGCCTCATCAACAATCACAAGATCAAACCGGCCATCGTTACGCACCTCATCAGCGATAAGGTTCAAGCCCTCGTAGTTGGCAATCACAATCTCGTAGTCACGCTGGATCATCTCGATGCGCCGACTAGCCTGAGCATGGTGCGCGATAACGGCAGAGCGATGTATCACACTGTTGTTGATGTCGCCCATCCATGCGCTGTGCATGATCGACAGAGGGCACAGGACAAGAACCCTGCGCACCTTGCCAAGCTTCATCAGGTAGTCAGCCGCCCACAAAGCTGAGAGTGTCTTGCCCGTGCCCGGCTCAGAGAACACAAAGGCTCTCCTGTACAGCGTGAGGAACGCTGCCGTCTCGATCTGATGCGCCATGGGCTTGTAACGCCCCGGCCAGTCGTAGCGCCTAGTGATAGGCGATGGCACATTTTTAACACCTAGGTTACGCAAGACCCGCGCTTCGTCAAGCCCCCAATACACAGCCACGTCGTAGCCACCATCCATGCGCTCGACGATCTTGTGTTTGGGTATGACTTTGTACTTGTTCGGGTTCCTTGTGCGTAAGACTAGTGCTTTGTCTTCGATGATTTCC